GGATTCTACTTCTTTTATAGTATACTAGTGGGTGTTGTTAAATTATAAATATTATTAAAATCAATTACTTATGTTGTGAAAATGACGTATTTTATTGAGACTGGAAAGGGCTTGTAGACTATTTGTAGACTGTTGAGAAACATGGTTAAATCAAAGTTCGCTAAAACTGGTTTAAGACATGAAACTCAACAAATCTAATGTTGATGCTATTCCATTGACAGATAAAGGTCAAAAAATATATCGAGACTCAGAACTCATTGGTTTTGCTGTTCGGGTAACCAATAAAAGTAAAACATATATCGTTGAACGTCGACACGAAGGCGAGTTATTTCGGGTAACGATTGGCAAGACAACCGATATTCCTGCTACAAATGCTCGAGCAAAAGCTCAGATGATTCTCGCGAAAATTTCAAACAACGAATATGAAAAACCAACAAGATTAAAAAGTGTTTCTAATCCGTTAGACATTACAGTGAATGAAGCGCTTCAAATTTATATTGATAAAAATGACTTTAGGCCAAAAACAATAAAGCAGTACAACACATACTTTAATCTTTATTTGGGATGGGGTAATAGGAAGCTTTTTCAGATTACTAAGCAGGAAGTCTTAGATCGTTTTATTGAGGTATCAAACATAAGTGAATCTTCAGCAAATGGAGCAGTATCTCTTTTAGGTACTTTATGGAAATACATCCATGTGCTTTATTCAACAGATGAAAATCCAATTATTAAAACCAATCCTGTTGATATCATTTCTGTAACTAGAGGTTGGAATAAGATTGCTAGTAGAGATAGGCACCTTCACAAAGACATTATTCACAAATATTACAACGCAGTACTCAACTATGAAGATGAAGTGAATCTTGAAAATACAGCAAGGTCGAATACACATCGAGATATAGTATTAATGTGTATGTATACAGGTTGTCGGAAACAGGAAGCGTGTTCTTTAAAGTGGACTGATGTAAATATTAAAAATGGCACCTTAACTTTTAGGGATACCAAAAACGGTACAGATCATACTTTTCCAATCGGTGAACATTTACATAGTATTTTGCGAGAACGCTGGTTATTAAGAGAAAACGATTGGGTTTTCCCGGCAACTAAGATGCCTACCTCTTGGAATATGCACGCGACTAAGGTGGATACTCTATTAAATAGAGTAGGTAAGGAAGTTGAGTATTACGTTTCAATGCATGATTTCCGTCGTACATTTGCCTCTATATGCAACCTATTAAGATTTAATATCTATGTGACAAAAAGACTTCTTAATCACACTGCTAGACCTAGAGTTGATGTGACAGGTGGATATGTTCAAATTCCTGATGAGGAATTGAAAGCATCAATGAATATGATCGAAGCGGTTTATCAAGGAAAAATTGATTGCTTTAACTATCAATCAGTTTGGGCAGAAAGGTTAAAAGAAATAAAGGCGGTATAACCGCCTTATATCGTAGCAAGTTGTGCTGTGTTCAGCACAGTCTTGCTTTGTTCATACTTTAATACGTCTTTTTTCTTATATGAGACACGTCTTCCAATTTTAGAAAATGGCATAGATGATTGATCGCAACGCATTCTAGCTAAAGTCCATGGCGAACAATCCAGATAAAGGGCAACAACTTCCTGAGGGAATTTCTGTTCTTCATTTGCCATGATAAAGCGATCTAAATATTCTTGCTGCTCATCATCAGATAGATTTCTCAAATCTTTTAGCATTCACGCCACCATTTTATAAATACGTTTAACTTCATGATTCAACTCATCCATTGCTGAGCGACCTTCTTTGAAATACTTCAATAACATTAACTTGTAGCGCTCTTGAGCTGCTTTGTTCATCTCACCTTTATCGGTCAAGGTGAGGGTGGCTTTATTACCTTTAATCAGGTTTACGCCGTGTGGTGTGCCTCTTCCGCGATAGCCTGCATTCACATTGAATACGATGAATTTCTCGAAAAGCTGCTGGGGTAGCAGCTTTGGTTCGAAAAGAAACTCTGGAGTAGTCTGTTTAGACATTAGAAAGGTTCCTCTAATAAATAAGCAGGTTCATTTGAAGAAGAATTCTCTAATTCAAAACGACGCTTTTTAATAAAACCCATGAGTCTAGGTTGAATCTGCGGATCTCGTGCAGCCACGTCTATTTCCAAAGCATCTAACGTTGTAAGGTCTGGTGCGGTCTGGATCTGAACCATTAAAGAAGGTGGTTCACTTGAAGGAGCTTTTTCTTTTTCCAACTCTTCAAGTCGTTTGTGAGTAGCTAATAAAAGAGGTTCCATTTGTTTATCTGACCAAGTACGGGTATAGCGATAAACTGCATTCACTTCGTCAGGTGTTTTTGATTCCCTAACTCGTTGCAGAAGGGTATCAAGGTTTTTTTGATATTCAGGATCTAATGTCGGATCAGTAGTTTCTGGAACTAACAGATCCTTAGATGTGGTGATATTTCTTTGTTCAGTAATAACAATTTTGGGCTGTTTTGCTTCAACAATTAATTTAGAACTCTTTTCTGAAATTAATGTTTGTTCAGCTTTAACTTGTTTACATCTTTGACCTTTGGGTTTGTCTTTAGTTACGTCTATAACTTGAATATCGGTAATCATATTGCCAAAAGTTTTACCTATAGCTTGAAGTTGAAGCTTTGCATTTTCTTCATCAAGCTGTGCAAATCCATTACCAACACTTAGACAAGTCTCACCATGTTTAGAGTTGTAAGTGGTATGCAAGATGTGTGAAGGCATAACAATATAGATATCTTGGCCATTTTTTAAATCATGTGGTTCAACAGGCTTTGTAAACTGAATTTCCGCTAATACTATTGTTTCGCGTTGGATGCAAAACTCATAATTTGGTTGTGCAAAAACTGTAGCAGGGAATTGTGCCAAGTCGGAAAATTCCAACATGTCACCAGCTGGTCTACATAAAACCGTAAAACCATTTAGAAGAGCATCAAAAGCTTCTGAAGCTGTAATTAAATTATTCATAAATAGCTCTCCTTATTAATGATGGAATGACTGTGTTTGTTGGATTTGCTGAGGTGCATTTTTAGGTGCCCAACCCATTTGATCAGCTCGAGCCTGACATGCTCTTGTTATACCAGCTTCGTAAGTTGAGCCTTTAAACTTCTTAATGGCAGCATTTAAGATGTTTGTATCAGATGCATCTTTAATTGCTTTCAAAGCATCTTGATATAGTTGGTCCTGAGTACGGGGCGGCTTCTGATTACCACCCTGTGCGGTTGTCTGGTTATTATGATTTGTATTTTGAACTGCTGGGGTTGAGGCATTTTGCTCAAGATAGGCATAGTCATAGTTATATAGATATTTACTCCCATCAAAATTACCGAGATAAACATCAGCCGCCACACCAAGAGCTTTAAAAGCTACACCAAGTGCATCAGTAACGGCTTTTTTATAACCTTCATCAATCGCTACTAATTTGCCTTTTTGAACTTCAACAATTGCTGAACCACCGTTGCCGAAAAATTCCTCACCCCAAACACCATCAATCTTGGTTTTTACTGCCACTTCAGCAAAAGCCATAATGGTTCCATCTGGCGCAGTTTCAGACCATAAACGCACATGTCTATAAGTCCAGCCATGACCAATAGGGCCAAAGGCTTGAGTCATAGCCATTAATCGCCATTGAGGGTTAATATCTGATTTACCTTTCAAATAACCAAACTCAATCTTTTTAAGAAAATTGGTAGGTGTTTGCTTAACTGCATTCCAGATATGTAAGTTGTCTTTTGTGTTTTCAGTTGTCATTTTTAATTATCCTTATCTTGAACCAGTGAAGCCGCGCTTAGTTTTATAAGCTTTGCGTTCAATTGATGAGATGTGAGAGTTACCCAAATCGATAGCTAATTTCTTTTTGCGTTGAAAGCTGATCTCTTGGGTAAGGACTTCCCAAACTTTTGGATATTCCTTTTGGAACTTTGCTACATCTAATGGCGTTTTTACTTCATCCTTTACTTTGTAAAGCACTGTGCCGTTAGCATTAGATGCGTAAATAATCCAACCAATACGCACTGAGTAAATACCTGTATTGTCGCGGCCTAAATATGATTTGTAGCCATCCGGGTGCTTTTTGAAATTAGTCATGATTAAGCCTCCACCAACTTATTACGTTCGATGAAGCCTTTAAGCTGGGCATTGATATTGCGGTGATCGTTGTAATCAGTGAAATCGCTGTATGACTTACCGTTTACATCAGTGATTTCACTAATTGTGAGTTGGGTTACATCAACAGCAGTAAATTCGGAACCTAGTACACCGTAACTATCTGGATGAGTTTCAAAGTCAAAGCTAACGTTTACTCTGAAGCCATCAAGTTTGATAACCGCAATACCTGAAGTTTTACCAACGATCTTGGCCGATTGAACGCCATAGCTGCTAGGTTGAGTTTGTGGTGTGAAGTTGTAGGTATTAGAAGCAGAGCTAGACTGTGCTGTTTTATATTCACAAGATGCCAAACCAGCAATTAAAACTAAAGCTGTAAAGCCCGTAACTTTGATTTGGTTGAAAGGAATTGTATTTACGTTCATAATTGATCTCGCAGTTTGCAAAGCACATCGAAAGGTCAGAGAGTCGGTGTGCTTTTTTGTTGTCTGTGAGAAAAATATACCTGCAAGGTAAAATAAAGTAAATACCTGTGAGGTGAAATTATTGATTTTGTTTTTTACTTAGTAGGTGGAATAAATAAAAAGACATTAAAAAAACCCACAAAGTTGTGGGCTTAATTTCTTTAACTTAATTTAAAAATTTATTAATTGGCTTTTGGGTGATGCTGTTTGTGCTGACTTGGTGGAACAATATCTGTAATAGCGGTAATACTTTCTACTTCATCCATGTCAAATGTTAAGCGTTCTCCTCCATTCACTGCTAAAAGATTCAAAACATTGTTATGAATGCCAATAAATTCTTTAATTGTGCACCTACCATCTTTTAAACAAACTTGAACAAATTCAGTAGGTGTTAATTCTGCATCTGGGTCGCAGACTACATACCAACCATTACGTATAGCAGGGTACATAGAATCACCTGTACCTTTAATTGCATAAGAACGATCTCCGGCAGTGTGAGTAGGAATATACCCATCACCAGCGTTTCCATCGTACCCCATGTCTGTAAAATATCCGTCCATCCCCATTTTACTATACGCCTTCACTGGAACCCATCTTTTTGAAATAACTAAAGGTTTTTCGATAACACTAGAGAAAAGTACAGCATCTTCACTATCAGGAATATTATATTTTTTCTTAAATGCTTCTATGTCGAGTTGTTTAAAGCTGGTAGCACCCTCTGATTGCTGTGCATCTACAATTTGATTGTCAGACTGATCAAGGTAACCACGCGGTTTATGAAAAGCTTCTTCAATCTTTAAAGCAGTTTCATCACCAATATTTTTGGTTGGGTTCTTTCCAATGTATTGACTCAACAACCCATAAGCCATTTCTATTTTTTCGGCAAATTCAGAACGAGTTAGTCCTGACTCCTTCATTAATTTCCTTGTATTACCAAGCCTAATTTCATGAATAGTTTTTAATTCACTCATTTTTCAATTCACCTCTAGCGCTGAACTCAAAAATACCTAATAGGTAGAAAAAATAAATACCCTAGTAGGTTGTATTTTATTTACCTTGTGGGTATATTTATTAAATAAAATTACCAGTGAGGTGTATTAATGCTTACTCTTCATAGCTATTGGCGGGGATTAAGTGAGAGTGACCGTCTCAAATTCTGCAAAGAGGCAGAGGTCACATATGGATATATGGAAACTCATTTAATCCATGCACGCAAAAGACCAAGAATGGAAACCATCCAAAAAATGGTTGACGCCAGCAATCAAAAATTAACTCACGAAAGCCTATTCGATTTCTTTTTAGGTACATCAAAAACAGCTTAGGAATAACCATGAGCAAATTATTAGTCGATCTATCTGCAAGTGCCAGAAATGACGTATCCCGAATTTTGCAGGCACTTGCAACAAATAAGAATGTAGAAATTGCAGAACATTTAAATGTAGATGCAAGTACCTTGTCGAGAATGAAAAACGACAAGAAAAATAATGGGTTAACAGAAATTGAAGGTTTTTGTGAACTCTTGAGTTGCTTAGGTTTGAAAGTAGTACCTAAAGATTATCAAAGTATTGATAAAGAACGGGTGGCTGCACTTTTAGTCATGTCTAAAAGTTGGATGAACCGTATTGAAACGGTTGATGACTTATTTCATGACGAAATCAGTGGGAAAAAGGAAAAACTTGGATATTAAAAAACCACTACCTGCGCGAACAGGAGTGGTTAGTCATTCAATTACTGGCTAGAGGAACTGAATATGCAAACTAATTTATCAAATCAAACGACTAAAGACAAACTTTTAGAACAAAAGCGCCAGCAAAGTTATCAATCTTGGCATGAACCGGCTTTGAGAACTCTCTCAGGTTTACTTGATGGTCGTAAGAAAAATTTAGCTCGTCAAAACCGTGATGTAAATAACGCTGCCGTAACACGTGATGAGTTTATGCAAGCCTTGGTGGATCAACACGGAAAACATGGTCTTTATCTGGTGCGTGCAGGTCAAATCATTTCAAGTTTATATCGAGCTAAACGTATTCGGTACTTAGGAAGCACTTTCATTCAGATGAATGAAGAGGGGGATAAATGAGCTTAGATGCAACAGTTTGGGCTTGGAAAACCCGTCAAAAACAAAAGTTAGGTGGTGCTTTAAAACCACTTAAAAAATTGGTCCTTCTTTCGTTGGCTGATAGAGCTGGCGAAACTCATGAATGCTTTCCAAGTGTTGCTCGTCTTGTGGAAGATACAGAAATGGACCGTAAGACAGTTTTAAAAATTATTGATGAGTTAATTGAGGACGGATTTATTATCGATACTGGCAAGCGTGAAGGCAGAACTAAGCAAGTAAAAGTCTATCTTTTAATCGGAGTTAAGGGCCGAGAAACAGTACCAACAACGGTACACTTTGACATGGGAAATGATGATTTAAACAGTCCCAACAATGGAACAGTTCCAACAACGGAACAGTTCCAACAATTCCATGAAAGAGTCCCAACAATTCCGTTAAAGAGTCCCAACGTTGGGACACGGAATCTTTCAAAGAATCTATCAATAGAATCTAAAAATAAAAAAACATGGTTGAGTTTGAAAAAACTTGGTGAAGAAATTCTTTTGGCAACTGATCAGGAAACTTACGAGCAAATCAAAAACGCAACTTGGTTCGATCGAGAGTTACGAGCATTTGAACTCTACAACGCCGAGAAGAATCTTTGCGATGAACTCATGAATTACCACTTTGCAGATTGGTTAATCAACGCAAGTGGCAAATACCAAGCACGTGAACAATCTAAAAACCCAAAAGCTGGAACACGTGTTCGAGTCTCGCAGGGGGAATCAAACACACTTAGTTCAAAACAGATTTACTCATTTGCTCAAAAACTTTCTGTACTTCCTGAATTTGCGAGTAGGTATGCCGAGGGCAATGAAAGCTATGAACAACTTGCAGCACGTATCGCTGTAAAACTTGCAGATCCTGAGCAACAACAGAAATTAATGCCTTACCTAATTCAAGTTGGATTTCAAACAAAACGTAATGGAGAAATAGCATGAATAAATTCGAAATTTTGGCTTGGGCAATGCTCATCTCAATCATAACTAGTGTCATCTGTGGTGTTGTAGTGCTTTGGTGGCAAACGCGCAAGGAGGCAATCGAGGAGTGAGTTCAATGAGCCTTGCTGAATATCGTGAATTGTTTCCTATTCAGAAAAATAAAAAACGTTGTTCGGCAAAGCAAACACGGGAATCCAGTGTAGGGGAGGTTTTATTAGCAACACATCTCAAAGTCTGCAAGATTGATTTTGAGCAGGAATATAAATTCCATCCGAAACGCAAATGGAGAGCAGATTTTTTAATTACAGGAAAAAAGATACTTATTGAAGTTGAAGGCGGAATCTGGAGCGGAGGCCGTCATACGAGGGGCAAAGGTTATCTAGGAGACATGGAGAAATACAACGAAGCAGCAATGATGGGTTTTACAGTTTTAAGGTTCAGTACAGAACAAGTGAAAGCGGGCGTGGCGATTAAACAAATTGAGCAATTGGTGGGATGAAAATGAATATGCCAGTACAACACATTTTACAAGCGGTCGATTGGTCTAAATACAGTTTTGAAGAGTGGTGTCGTCAGCTTGGTGCATGGCTTAACGGTGATACTGAAACAATGGTCAAAGTCGTTAAAACCATGCCAACTAAACGCATCACTCAAAAGCAGCGTGAGCAATTAATGGCTATGTACATGAGTGATGAAACTTTAAAAGATCGCTTGTGTACTCGCCGTAAGGGTACTTGCTGTCAATTAAATGATAATGAAGCACGTGCAATCCATAGATTGATAATTGATCTACAATCTATAGATGAGGAGATTGTTCAGGAATGGATTGGAGCAATCTGGTGGCATTATGTGATGGGTGAATCCATTCGGGATATTGCGAAGAGCAATGATACATATGGTTCACAAATCCAACAGGATATTAAATGTGGTTTGGCCTTTATCAAATCACGTTATCCACATTTTCAAATTGAAAAATTTATTAAGATGGTAAAAGAGGAGAATTAAACTTCTTGACTGTAAATACAGATTATGGCATATTCGTGTTATAGTGTTCGAATTGTAAGTAGTTCACTAGTATATAAGCTCATCATTTGATGAGCTTTTTTATTATCTTAAAATAACAACCTGATATAATTTAAATAACAAGTAGAACTATGAGGCTTTTGAGGTTTGGATTCATTTTTTAAAATTAGTTTAGAGATTTTTAAGGTACTAACACCTTTTATTATTTCGTTAATTGTTTACTTAATTTGGCATAAGCAAAAAGAAAAAGAGGTTATTGCAACAGAGGCTAAGAATTCAATTGCTTTATTAAATGTAATGAGCACAAAGACGGATGAGTTATATCAATTAATGGGCGCTATGATTGATACATATCCTCCTATTAATCCTACTAAAGAAATGCTCAAAAACTTTAATGATAAAATAGATGAATTAGACAAAAAAAGATTAGAAATATTTTATTCAGCTCTTTTTATCTGTGATGCTAAAAAGGATGTAACATTAGAAACTTATTTCGTGGAACAAGATTACGCATTTAAATCAACTATATCAAAGCTTAGAATTTTTTCTCAGGAAATAACCACTATAGAAGATGTTAATGAATCGAAACAATTAGCATTTGATTTTAATTATGCTTTGATAAGGGATAATTATGCATATAAAAGAATTCTGTTGGAGATTGCATTGTACAGAAAATAGTTGAATAAAAATTTTATTATTATAAATCAGTGTGATATAGTATCTTTAATCAACACAGCAGTTCACCAAATAGATTAAAGATAACATTTATAAATAGCTCATCAAACGATGGGCTATTTTATTGTCTATGTTATATTTATCTTGATAGATATAAGAGATTTAAGTCATGGATATGGAAGAGTACTATTTAGAATTTCCAGATCAAAATCCTGAAAACTTTGATGAGAACGGTAATTTAAAGGAAGAAATAGCAATAGAAATAGCATTAGAGAGAGATTTTTTCTATCTTGAGAAATTGCAGAAGGTAAAAGACATTCGAGATGAGCAGAAAGCTCTTTTACTAAAACATAAAGGTATAAAATAATCCTCAAAATACCTCCTTTTATATTACGGCACAATAAGTCCCGCTAAATATAGATTAGTGGCTGGGCTTTTTTCTATTACCATATTCTTCTATGGATACAAGGATGCTACTTTTTTCTGAATAATTCTTGTTGTTACTTCAATATTGTTCACAGAGTTTTGAGTACTAAGAATAGAATCTTGAATTCTTATATGATAATTCAATACATATTCTAAAGTATCAATGGTTATCTTTTGATTCCTCTTGCGAAATGAAATATTAAAATCATTTAAAGAATTTTTTGTTAATGATAAGTTTTTTGAAACCTCTTTTAATTGTAATTCAAGTGATCTTACATTTGTTTCTATTTCCGGATGATGAGGAGTACTAATATCGCAAAGTTCTATTTCAAGCAAATAAGCAATCTTATTAAGTGTGGTTTCTATATTTTGTATTAATTGAAAGTATTCATTTGAGATTTGATATTTTAAAGCAAACATTCTTTCTGATTGAGAAAAACTAATTTGTTTTTTTGAATAGATCAAAGCATAAATTGCTAAAGCTAAACCAATAAAGGCTGCAATAGTTTGAAATTGCCCTGAAAATTTGTCTAAAAATTCCCAAAGCACTAAAAAACATTTTAATGAATTCATATATTTACTTTCTAGATTTATGATTGAAAAAGATTTTAATCATTTATTTATAAATACTCAATTATGACTTTTTAGATAAAGAGCGACGAATTCAGGTTTCAAGCTACAACAGCTCTACGCTGTCAACAGAAAACAGTACAAATATTTGATGTCTTGTTAAATTAAATTTTCTTTAATTTTATAGGCCATTCAAGTGAAAAAACCATTAGCTATCCTTTGGGAAAATTTTAAATCTCAAAATGTTATCGTTAGTAAAACTGATGGTAATGAATATATAGGACAGATGTTTGTTTTTAGAAGCCTTGTGCAACAGACTCGTACTCAATTTATTGGGACAACGAAAATACATCACTTAATTGTTAATAATGTGAATTTCAATAGATCGGGAAATGATTCTTTTCATTCTGATAAAGGTGAAGTGGTGATATTAAAACGACTTGCATAATTTGCCGGATAGATTTCGGCGTAAAGCCCTCCTGAATACTGTTTTTTAGTGGGGCTTTTTCTTTTCCTGTTTCTACCACCCAAGCCTTATTAATTAAAAATGATAGGGCTTTTTTTATGAGGAAACCTTAATGGTTACTACTCCGCAAAAAGCAACAATCGAAACTTTAACTGACACAAACTTGCCTGCAGGTCATACAGTACTAGTTAAGATTGACGATTCAACTAGCTATGACCAAGTGTTGAGTAATGTGGAAGCAATTAATGCATTACCGGGATTTACTGTCATAGGTGTAACTAGCCTGCCAAATCCGCCAGCATCTGCTTGGTATTTGGATAACTGTACCTACGCTAATGGCGTTTTAACTCCAGTAGGTGAGCCTTTAGATTTTGGTACTCCTGAAGCACCAATGACTATGTACGGTTACCATGCAGCTACTAAAGCTAATATTGGTGATACTCTCGAAGTTGTGGCTGAGAATTTCTTAAATTCTGTTGCAAATATTCATAGTGGTGTTCGTTTGCAGACTGCTTTTGACAGTTATGATCTAGGCGGTTCAGATATTGGTTATAACAATACTAATGATGGAAATAACGACTTCTTTTCATTGTTAGATACATTGTTTAATACACAAGCCTTGCCAGTTAAGTATTCTATGAAATACGTGTCTGCAACTGAAATTGAGCATGTGATTACTTCAGTTGATGGTTTAACTGAAATTTATCGTTATAACCAGACTATTACAGCTTTAGCTGAAGACGTTTACTTCAATATCACACTGGTTTGTCAAAATAGTGATGAAGTGGTTCCTACGTCTATTAAAGTGATTCCTGTTGTTTGATATTCACTAAATAATTAAGTAATGAGTTCAGGTTCCACTTGATCTTTTGATTAAGTGGGACTAAAAAACGTGACTTTCAAATTAGTAAAAGTTAATATTTTGTTTTCTTTAAGTTTTAATTACAATCATGAATGAATCATTTAAATATGTAAGACTAGAAATTAGCTCGGTACTTTTTAGATCTTGGGGAGATTTTCATACACTATTAAAAAGGAAGAATTCAGGAATAGAAAAAAAATATTTTGCTTTTTTATATTGTGGCAAAATTACTACTCGGAAAGGCATAATTCCATCATGTATTGATAGATTTAGATGCAGTTACTTTGTATATAATGATTACGATTTGTGGTTGTTTTTTAACAGATATAATAAACATAGTGATAAATATCAAATTTCTTTAGAAATGAAAATAAAATTTATCACTAGATTAAAAGAGATTAATGAGCGATTTAATTATGTGGCTGATAAAAAGGATATTTTTCAATTTTCTCGAGAAGAAGAGCCTAAAACCCCATTCAAAAGAAACACTATTCTTCAACATTCCATTCCAATGTTGTCTTTAAATGCAGCAATTGTTGAAGGGACATTGAGAGAAATTTTAGCTAGATATATTCAAAATGAAATTAATAAATATATTGAGATAGGGAATCAAGAGGGGCGATATACTCATAATAATTATCAAAAAATGCTAGTTTCAAAACAAATTAATATTGAATCAAATAGTTCTATTGCTTCACTCTTAACCGAATATTCGATAATTTTTGATTTAAAAACTTCTGAAATTATGAGGAAAGAAATTATAAATATTTTAGATTCATTATTTACTTTAAGAAATCTACTTGCACATGGTACAAGTATAGTCACAACCAATATTCCTGTTGAACACGACCAATATTTTAAAAACTGGAATAAACGAGTTGTAAAAATGCAAGAAGTTTTAAAGAAATATTTTGGTTCCGATTCTATTCATGAAAATCTTTCTGATTATAGAATGCCTGAATTTTATATGAGCTATTCACGAATATATTTATTAAAAATAGCTAATTTTGTGGAAAAATATGACGAATCTGGAGATGCTGCGGTTAATAGTGTGAATATTATCAAAACTTTAAGAGAGGAAAGAGGATTTAATCAACCTTATAATTTCCATTTTTTAGATTTATATAATTTCCCAAAAAAATAAATCCTAATTTTAAACCACCACTTATGGTGGTTTTTTTATGGTTGAAATATGGATGTTAAAGATTATTTTTGGCTTACGCGGAAAAAAGAATCAAGAACTAAACCTAAAAGCAGACCATTGCCAAAAGCAAAACAAAATTATTTAGAAGCTGAAGAAACATTATTTCAAGAACTAGAAGAGCATCTAATTGGTTATCGACGAAAATTTCAATTTGAATCAACAAAAAATTGGCGGTTCGATTTTTATATTGTGAAATTGAATCTTCTTATAGAAATTCCTGGTAGCCCTTGGGCCGTTGGCCGCAGTAGCACAAAGATAGCAAACGCACTGAGTAAATATGATCTAGCTCTAGATCGGGGTTATGTATTTGTGCGTCTTGAACCTCATCAAATTGAATCAGGTTATGCAATCAATTGGATTAAAAGCGAATTAGCGAGAACTGAAAATGGATCAGATCAGACCATTTCCTCCTCAGGACTTGATTGATAAAGCCGAAGAGGATGAAGCAATTAGATTGGCTCCAGCACCTGACTTAATGCATTGGGTGATCATAAACTTTTTAACTATTGGTGGGCCGCTGCATAACCCCGATCACGATCATATTGCTGAGCTGCTTCATGATAATGAAGAGTTTCTAGCCTGTGCATGGGCTTCATCCGCATGTGTTGCTAAAAAGCGTATGGTTCTAGGTCAATGCGAAAAGGTGATGTTCAATCAAGGCGGGTGGAAGAAAGCTCGTCAAGAGCAGCAGATGCGTGATTGGTTTGGTTATGTGCCAACTTATCTTATTACTATTGATGCTAGTTACTGTGAGCAAGCTACAGATCGAGACTTTTGCGCTTTAATTGAACATGAGCTTTATCATATCGGCGTTGAGCGTGATGAAGACGGCGAGCCTCTTTACAGTGACATGACAGGATTACCAAAACATTATTTAGCTGGCCATGACGTTGAAGAGTTTGTTGGTGTAGTAAAAAGATGGGGAGCGGACGAAAGCGTGAAGCGACTAATTGAAGTGGCGAAGCAAGCGCCGTTTGTATCAGATGTAAATATTTCCAAGTGCTGTGGGACATGTTTAATAAGTTGAGCCGTTTGGCTCATTTTTTTTGCCATGTTTCCTTGACGTACCTTGACGGATAGAGA